GGAACTTGCTTTCCCCACAGAACGTGGGAGGTTTTCAGGTTATCCTACTTCCGCTATATTTCTATAGTGAACGTATTATTATATATACAAGTTAACCCTTTGGTCCTGGACCAAATTTCAAATAAGCAAGAACTTTTTCAGGAGCAGTTTCACCATACGGATCCGACTGACAATTATCGACCATTCCGGGCTCAGTGAATAATCTTTCGACTGTACCATTGTCTACAACCATAGCATATCTCCAAGATCTTCTACCGAAACCAAGATTGTCCTTTGCGACTAACATATCCATGCCAGCCGTGAACTCACAAGATCCATCAGGAATGAATTTTACATTCTTAACTCTTAGATCTTCAGCCCATGCATTCATAACAAAAGCATCATTACAAGATACACAATAAACTTCATCAATTCCGTTTTCAACAATCTCATCATATAAGAGATCGAATCCTGGAACTTGATTATTAGAACAAGTCGGTGTAAATGCGCCAGGCAGCGAAAATACTACTACTCTTTTATTGTCAAAATAGTCTGCAGTTGTTGGATGTGTCCATTCGACTTCTCCAGTTTCTACATTTCTATTTCTTACTTTAAATGTTACGTTAGGTACAGTTTTCATTATCTAGTTTCCTTCTTAGCAGGTGGGAGGCCATTCGACCTCCCCATTTAAATAAAGATCAACCTTTTAAGAATTCTTTCTTACTGTCAATCTTAATCTTTCTGGCCTGTTTGCTCTCAGGAATTATTCTTTCCAAAGCAACAGTTAAAAGGCCGTTTTTGAAGTTGGCTCCAATTACTTCAATGTCGTCTGCAAGAGTAAAACTTCTTGTAAACTTTTTGAAGGAAATTCCGCGATGAGCATATTCACCGCCGCCACTGAAGTAATCACCTGGTTCATCCCATGTGGAACGAACAGTTAATACGTCTTCTTTTACTTCGATTTCTACATCGTCAATATCAAGACCAGCTAAAGCAAGATCAATAAAGAACTTATCTTCGTCTCTTCTGATATTGTAAGGCGGGAAGCCTTGTGCTTGATGTTGATGAGGGAACTCCACCAATCTGTCGAACATTCTATCGAATCCTACAGCAAATGGGTGTAGTTGGTTTATATTTAATCCAGTCATATTATTCTCCTATTAAGCAAGATTAATTATTATTTGATGGTTTATACCCATCACCTTTGTAAAGCCCTATCGGCGCCTTACAAAACTATTTATACACCGGTCGACCCAACACCACCTTTTCGGTCTGTTTTTTGAGTCGGTTGTGTTTTTGTTTCTTTGATTGTTGTTATGCTTACTTCAGCCAATCTACATTGTGCTAATCTTTCGCCGTCATGTACATTGACTAAACTATCTGATATGTTGTGTACAATAATATGCGTTTCATCGACATAATCAGAATCAATTATACCAATACTATTTACTAATGTCAATCCTCTTTTTGTTGCTACACTTGAACGAATAAACATTTCCATTACATACTTTTTTGGAATGTCGAAGATTAATCCTGTTGGTATTAGAACTCTTGTTTCGGGTGGAATCTGAATAGTTACTTTACCACCCTTTTGTCTTGTTAGAATTGGTATTTCTTTATTCCAAGCATCATAAGCTTTTAAACGCTCTCCAACTGTTAAACAAACTTTTACATCAAAGCAAGCTGAGCCGTCGGTTGCGTATTCTGGGATTGTTGCATTATCTCGTACTTTATATACATTCATAATATATCTACTCTGGTATTCGCCTTTTCTTAGAAAGCCAATCTCTATACGGGATTGAATTATTTGTCGTCTGAGTATACTTTTTATACTCTTCTTTATTTTCTTTTGATTGAGTCATAGTCTTAACCCAATCATCTGAATTCTTTTCCCATTCTTTTGTATTTGCTGGGCGTTGATTCAATCTAAATTTGCTAATTTGATTACCTTATGTATTCTTCCACATTTCATAAACTTATGAAATTTTTTAAATAAGTTTTTCATATTTCTCCTAATTGTCTATTATACAACAGTTCTTAGGAAATGTCAATAGTTTATTTTTTTCCTATGTTGTACTTTACGGTTAATTCCCAATCGTTCTTTTCTTTGAATGAAATAATTTTAATTTGGTTTAGAGAAGCAACTGGGTCCTTAGTTTTTGAAGGATCCACTATTTTAACAAGTTCCCATTCTTCTAATAAATTCACGATCGTATTACGACGAGATATATCTTCTTCTGTTAACGTGTTATGCTTTCCGTCCAAAATAAACAATTCTTTAAAGTGCAAGATAGAGTACCTACCTTTCTTATGTAGAATGTGGCACGATTGATATAGTTTCTTTTCTTTTCTTGAGGAAATTCCAATACGAGTTAAAGTCTCTTTAATTTTTAGAAAGCTGTCTTGGGTAGGCAACTCAATTTCGACTCCAACACCTTTAAAAATATCTGTGTTGTCCATGATTTATATTCACCTTGTAATTATTATTAGTGGCAATGGTATATAACCATATACCATTTATTTATAATATACATATTTCAGCCACCTTCTGTTAGGCGGTCATGGACAGTTTCAAGCTGTTGTTTGTTCAACACTTTAAGATATTGTTTCGCAACAGTTCTATTACATTGGTATACTTCTTGAATTGCATCAAGATTTAAATCTTTATCAGCCTTAGGCCATTTTGAGAATCTTTTACGCTTTCTTAGGACAGAACGATAATAATCAAATTGAGCTCCATCAAATAAATGATGTCTCATATTCATTTCGTTTGCATGTAATATTGTATCTTCAAAATTAACAAAGCCACGGTTTACAATAAAAGCATTATACATCTTTTCAGTATGTTCGGGAATATCAGAGTTACGAATAATATCTTCTTTTGTGAAAGATGCTGCATTCATAAAATCAAATGGTGTCAGGTCTTTCATTATGAATCTCCTCAATTTTTTCTGCTAATTTGTCAAACTCTTTGCCGCACGATTCGCAAAGAAGTACTTTATGTTTACCTTCGGAGGTATTCATTTCAACCGTGTATGCATTTTTCTTTGTTGTTGTAGCGTTACAATAAAAACATCTTGTCTTCAACATTATACATACTCACACTCAATCATTACCTCAGTTAAGAAGGCAACCATATTAATTTCTTGGTCGGCAACTAAACCTGACTTGTACATATAATCAGCAAGAGTTACAATAAATCCAGCTTGACTTTGTAGTGTAACTTTTTGGCATGCCGCATCGTATAATCTACGAAACATTTCATTCATATCTTGGTCAGAGTTCTTGGCAACCCATTTGCGCATATCGGTAAACTGTTTACCTTTAAGCATTTTGAACAACTCATCAATAGATTCTTCTTTCAAATTAACAAAGATACCTTCGTCAATTTTACCTGAAGCTGCATATGATTGTAGTTCAGTTAATACTCTACGGAAATCAGGGAAATGTTTTTCAATAACTTTGGCAACTACTTTCTTGTTATATTCAACATTTTCTTGTTCAAGAATTCCCATTACTCGTTTGAAGAATTCCATTGCCATTTTTGGACGATCATCAGTATCAATAGTAAAGTCAACTTCGGAAAGTCGAGATCTTAATGGACTGATAATACGATTCTTGAAATTACAAGTAAAGATAAATCCACAGTTAGAAGAATATTCTTCGATGAAGTTACGAAGAGCAGGTTGAACATTTGCCGCGTTCAAATAATCTGCTTCGTCAAAAATTACATACTTACGACCTGTACCTGTTAGAGAAACAGCAGATGCGAAAGTAGAGATGTCGTATCGGAGAGTATCAATATTAACATTAAGAGAACCGTTCTTTACGATATAATCGCAACCGAGTTCTTCAAGCATTGCCTTTGCGATAGTAGTCTTACCTACACCAGGACCGCCTGTTAATAATAGATTTGGAACACTTCCGTCGGATACGAACTTACGGAATGTTTCTTTTGTCTTTTCTGGTAAAATAGTATCAGCAACTACTTGCGGACGATATTTCTCAACCCATAAGACTTCGTTTGATCTTGCATCAATCATAGCTCACCTTAAACATAATATAATAAAAAAATCGAACGCAGGGGGCCTTTCGGCCGCCCCACTTCTCGAGAATAGGTTAAAGCTGTAGATTATCCATCTATAACTTTGTCAGCTAAAGGAGCACCTTCAACTTCTGATGCATCGACATCAACTGCCTGTTCCCCGACACTATTGTCAGGTTGAGGAGCCTTTTGTCTAAGGAATGCTTCGAGTTTATTTCTCAGCATACCTACACCAGCAAGTTCTTGCCCTTGAAACCCACCACGCGTCGATACTACGTCAATGACTTGTAGTATAGTAGATAGATCACCAAGAGTAATTTCTACCTCTTGCTGTTGCTGGCCGCCCATCATCTGAGGACCACCATTCATTGCTTCATTCATATTAATCACCTTTTATTATAAGTCGACTTTGAATCAATTGCCACATAATATGTGACGCCTTCTCCTTTAAATTCTGAGATACCTTTTGAACAAAGAGTAACCTCATAATCTAAAGGCATTAGTTTCAAGTTATCAGTTTTAATAATAATCTTGAACTCATCGTCAGTCTCCCCGATTTCAACGCCAAAGTCATCTGCGCCTTCGTTCGTACTGTCGATTGCTTTCAAAAAACATTTGCCACTTTCGCCAACAAATGCAACTTCTGAAAATTGTAATACCCCTGCTGCCTTCAATACAGAAGACAAATCGCCGTTACTCACATTGACAACTACATCGGCTGAAGGGATAGTGATATCCTTTTCAGGTGGAGTATGGATCATTGAGAGATCAGCATAAACGTATTTGGTTCTACGTCTACCTTCCGAGATAATAAAGTATTTATCAAAAAACTCTACATCCGGATCATTATATAGAGATAAAATTGACAAAAATCTAGATAGATCATATATACATGCATCTGATGGAATTACATCATTGATATCTGCTATCGCGATTAATGTTTTCTCTGGAGTTATGGTCTTAAGAACTGAACCTTCTTTCAACAAGATTGACTTATTGATAGTGGTAAAGCTTTTAAGAACCGTCATAGTTTCGTTAGAAAATTTCATTATATAGATTCTCCGTTAATTATATTGTGATATATTATATACCAATTACTTAG